GCGACGAGTTCCCAAGACGTTCCAGATTCGACTGTAACGCCTTGGATTGGGTGTGTTGCGTCTTGCGACGTGTAGCCGACAATTGAGTCCTCTATGGCCTCTTGAGCGGCTTCCGCTGCACTGCGGCTTTCGCAAATAATGTCAACTTTGAGTCGTGCCGTGTACAAGCGTATTTGGCAGTTGTCGATTGTTGCTCGAGCGTTAGTGCTGTTTATTGTCAAAACGACGAAAGGCAGATCGTCATCTTGGGGTGGGTTGTCAGCGTAAATTCGTTGGCCGACTTTGTCCGTCACTGATGGATCGGATCGCAACCTAGTTATGAGTTGTGGAACAGTCTGCATCAGAATTCACTTGTGGTTCCGTTTACCTCGCCCATCCTGATTTTCCACAGTTTTAAAGCCCTGTAGATTTCAGCAACCTGCTGATCTATTGTTTGCTCAGCAGCCGTCCTCATGAACGGACGAGATTTGAGTGGCCTTCCGCGTTGCCCAGTTGTCCTGCTAACCCTTCCTGACTGCGCTGCAATCTTTCGATCTAACCGCAAGTCTTTTTTGGATTGCTTTGGCCACCACTTGTGGTTTGGTGCGCCGGACTTCTGACCCTCTCTTGGTTCGTGAGTATGAGCAAAGTTTTTCCCTTGCCCAGTCTGATATTTTGGGCCGACAATTTGACTCGCTAGCAATCCGCCTTCTTTTCGACTTATGTTTTTCTTGATGATCATTCCCGTGTCAGCGAGCGACGGAAAATTTTCACCTCGTCTATCTCTTATTTTTTTTGACCACTTGTTCCGCGTCCCCGTTTTTGTGGACATGCCGATGTGAGTTTCATTGCCACCAGACTTTATGTTCGCCACAGCTCGTTTTCGCACAATGGTCGCTGCAAACCCGACCGCAGTTGGACAAACCTTCCTCAGTAGTTCGTTGTGAAGCAGGTCTAGGTCTTTTGCTAGATCTGTCATGTTTAGTCTAGCGGCAGTCCCCTTTCCGCCCTTACCTCGCTGTGACCGAACAAATGAATCCACTTTCTTGTCGAGCTTGCTCTTAAAGGTCACTTAGTACTCCGCAACTCGAGTCGCACTGTAAACCCATCGCCGGAAACGTCGCGAACGGCTGTAATTCCGTAGGTCTTTCCGTCGATAATGCATCGACTTTTAGCGGTCACATCTGCTGCATCAATCTGCGGCTTGTCGCCAATCGCAACCTTTTCCGTTGACGTCTTTGTCATCATTCCATCGATGATCTCGCCGCCGGTAGTGTCAATAAGCTCGCAAGGCCATGCACTCACAGCGGTCGTCCATGACCCCGTGCTGTAAGTGACTTGACCGTACTCATCTTGCTCAGTTGGAGCGTTCTCGATTAACGCCAAGTAGTTACGATGTCCAATTCTCTTTCGATTGAAACCTGTGACTTTTGGCATTAGGGGTAACTGCTCCGAAGCAACTTACGAACAATGTTCTCGTAGCTTTTTCCGTCGTTTGTATTAACAGCGTTTTCCTGTGCTGGGTCGTAGTAAGCACGACCGACTTCGAGAAGAATTGCGTGCTTAAACAAACGCGGCAGCTGGGATTCGCTGGAGACGCCGCAAGTAAAGTTAATGAAAACCGTGTCGCGATTGCTCGGAGTCACAAGCGTTTCCGGCCACCCGTTGTCGTCGTCAAGACAGGTGGCAACATTGCGTCCAAGGTCGAGTTCATACTTGTCGCTTGCAAGTGTTTGGCTAACACCATCTTCATCCAAATAAGTGATCGAATTGATGGTGGTGGCTTTACTCATGTTCAGCAAAATACGGCTTCCGCTTTCTGGAAAGCCGTATTGACTTTGCTGCCACGATGCTTGAACGATGCATCTTTCAATGTCTCGCTCGAGCTGTTCAGTCGCCGCTTCGATCTTTTTTTGAATTAGATCGTCTTGACTTGTTCCCGACACTCTTAGATGAGCTTTTGCTTCCGCTAGAGTTACTGCTAGAAACTGCGGACTTGATGTTCTTTTTAGAGTCCACTTCATCTGGCAAAATCTCAATTGCGTTAAAGTCTAAGAGAGTCTTGATGACGCCTTCGTCGAGCGTAGAGTCATCAATCACGCGACCCGCAGGAAAGCCCATGCGGGTCGTTTTAAATCGATACCTATTCATTAGGTAATCGTGATTTTCGAGAGAACCTCAGGGCAGCTAAGCGCGATATCGATTCTTTCGGTCGCGACAACCCCGAGCTGGTCTTGCTCGGCGTATAGCTCGTTCAGAACTTTAAAGTTCAACGCACGGCGATCACCGAAGTAAGCACCAAGTCGCAGGTCACCGAAGACGGCTACCAACTCACCGGATGACGGTGCAGATGGCAGCGCACTTACGAAGTTAACTGGGTAGCCAAGCAGCAATGGTCGCTGACCACCTTCAAGGTCTGCAATCGTGTTCCCGCCTGCGGCGTTCACCAAGTCGCGCACCTTTGAATTGAACACAACTTTGGACATGTACCAAGCGTTCTCAGCACCGATGATTGGGTTTCCGATACCCGAAGCACATGCAGTCAAGTCAGTAAGTGCGAGTGCAGAAAGCGATGCTACATTTGTGTCATCGACATTTGCATCACCAGCAATACCAGAAGCGTTAACACCGCCAGAAACACCATTGAAGAGATTTTTGTCCTCCTCTAGGGCCATCGAGTAGGCGATGCTGGACACGGCGACATCTAGAATGTCTACAATCGAGTCTTCAGTGACCTCAGTTGACATCTTAACCAATGCGGCAAGTTTCTGTGCGGTCAAAGAAATTTGGCTGAACTGAAGGTCGCTCGCAGTGATGCTTGCGGCCTCTGCTGGATAGTAAA